CTTAGGTCCTCAACTCTTGAATTTTCTAATAAATAACTAGATGTTCCATTCTCGTTTATTTTATAATTATAATCACTACTATTTAAATTAACAACATCATCACTATCACCAGTAACAATAGTAATAGTTGTGTCCTCTATCCTAAGCTCAACATCAGAAACAAAATTTGTAACTTTAATATATATCTTATGATGCTCATATCTTACTAGTTTTTTGTTAAAATCTAAAACACCAGGACTACTTATAGTGCCTATTCTTTGTACCATAAATATTTTGTGTGTTTATTGTTTATAAATTTAATCATGCTCTTGAGTGTACTCATACACTATTTTTATTGAGTCAATAGATTCTCCTTCTTTCAAGCCTAGAACCTTGAACTGAACACCCTTATCTATATAAAAATAATCATTCAATAATGGATATGACATAATATTACCTTCCTCAATCTCTATTTCTGATGATATTTGATTTATTGGATAATGATTCTCCATTTCACCAGACACTTTCGCATTTAAAATCATTTCTCCGTCATTTGAGTAACATAATATACTAACATCTTCTGGTACTTTTGTACATCTAGTATTGATTCTTAATAGTTTACCCTCCATCTTGAAAGTAATCTTGTTGTCTCTTATTATGTTTAGTTCTTGCTTAGTTTTTATCATATTTTAGTTATGGTGTAATTTGTTTATAAATATATTGTTACTATTCGAACAAGTATAATGGTTGAGACCTGTCCCTTGGTCTATCAGGTGGCAACATGAACACTCTTTGCTTTCCTGCGTAACTATAAGTGAATGGTTCATCTAGCGGTATTGCCTGTTCTGGTTTACCGTATTTTCTCTGCGAAACTCTACTATCATCACCAGTCTTACTATCCATAACGTTAAACAAATATTTCTTTTTAGCGCCAAGCCTTCTAGCAGTTTTATCTGTTCCAATGTTCATTAGCCTTGCTGATTCTGTTTGGGCAATGTTTTCAGTCCTTCCTTTTATGTCTATATAATTTGGACTGTCCTTATCAAATAAACCTTTTAACTGTTCTGATAGCTGTTTATTGCTCCATTTCTCAGAAATGCTCTTATTGGTCAAATAATTAATCTTTTTTGCTACATCATCATTAACACCCTTAACAAGCTCTTTTATCATATCTATATTAGCTTTCTGTTCTTTCTTGTTTAAGCCTAAAGGGTTCATGTTAGTTTTCTTACCAGAAGCCTTAGCATTAGTAATACCAATAGAGCTACCAACACCAAAATCTATATTTATTGCCTTTGAGAATTTTGGCAAAAACTTTTCTAATAATTTATTGAACTGTTTGCTTATGTCTACCATTATGCTTTTTTTATTACTTCTTTTACGAGCTTTTCAAACTCTGATTTATATTCGTTCATTGTAACATCAAGAGCGCCCTTTTTTGGTAGCTCTTGTACATTCTTATTATCTAAATCTTTTGATTTATACATTATCTTTCTTCTGCTAATGTTATGTTCGTGGTCAGCACCAAAAAGCTTCATGTCATGCCAGTCCACCTTATGTCTATGTCCATCATCGTAGCTACTAACATTATCATTCTCAAAAACTTCATGCGTATGAGCTTCCACCATTTCTACTTGTAGCTCAGTACCAGGATGACCCTTATATTCGCCCTTATCTTCATAAGACTTGTTAGCTTCTATTGCTTGTAGTTGGTCTAATGCTTCTTGTTCTGTGCTATGTGTTCCTAGTACTTTAGTTTTTTCTTTGTTCATTACTAGCCATTTATCGCCACGCTTAACGATTGTTTTAATTTCTTGTTGTTTTTTTGGACTATTAACAGGGTTCATTACACTATCCTCAGTACCCTCACCACCAATATCTGCTGTCATTGATTTAGCTTCTGGCTTTTCCTTTTCTTTTTTTAGGTTGGCTTCGTCCTTAACTTGTTGCTCCTCTTCCTTGGTTTCTTCTTTTCTTGTTTCCTTTGGTGTTTCAATATCAAAACCTATAGCTTCCATCATACCAGCCTTTACTTTATCTTTATCAATACCTTCTTCGTCCATAATCTTTTCAGCTGAATTAATACCCATCTCCATTTCTTGTTGTTGTAGGTCTCTTAATCCTTTTTGCTCGATAGGGTCATAGAAGTCAAACTTGAACTCTAACAGTTCTCCGTCTTCAAACTCTGGTAATATCTCGTAAGTGAAACATTCCTCTATTAATGTGTACATAGGCTTGATAGCCTTTCGTATAGCGTTCTTTGTTTGTTGAGTTGATGTTGCTCTGTTACTGTCATCAGTGAACCCCATTTCGTCAGCATTAAGACCAAATCTCATCCATAGTACTTTAGTAAACCAGCCCTGTTGGTCTAGTATTTCCATTTCTTTAGATGTAAGGTTTAGCTTAACGAACTCAATATTATCCATATTAACTACAGGCATTCTATAACCTATACGTCTTTTCAATCCAAAACCATCAGTAGGAGTATCAATGCTATGACTTAATTGTGAACTAATCTTTTTAAGGTCTTTCTTTGTAGCACCAACAGCGTTAATGATACCTTCTGGAGTATTACCGTTAGCGTAGAAGTCTAAGTTAAACTTAAGACCATAAACAAGTGTTAGTATTAAATCGATACAGTCTTCCAAAGGCGCACCATTGGTATAAACATTGTCTGTACTAGGATTAGTGGTTAGCCAGCAAATTTCTCTTTTACCGTAAGGAATAGGTATCTGGCTTGCAACACTGTTAACGAACTGGAAATATGCTGCTTTATCAATAAAGTTAGTATAGAACTGATAAGCTGATGACTGAATAAAGTCATTGCTTACTGGCCTTCCTGCCATTGGTCCTTTGTCAAATATAACCTCATCTCTTTCGTCTAAATATCCGTGCTTGTTAGGGTTCTTCTTGAAAGTATCACCAGGCGCTGCTCTTAACTGGATTAGTTCTTCAAACTGATTAAACACCTTATTTATAACTCCTGAGTCGTACTTGAATAAATCGTCTAGTATCTTTCTTATTAGAACATTAAATGTATCTTCTGGGTTTGGCTTTTCAAAGAATGAAGTGTACTTATCAATCTTCTTTTTAAGGTCAGGGGTTAGCTCAACCTCTCGCTTAGGTAATACCTTCCATTCAGTGTCGGTGATAATGTCCTTGATTGCTTTAAACACTGAACTAGCATAAACATTCTTACCAAGTGCTCTAAGTAAACTTAGTGGTTGGTATCTAGGAAAACCCCATGCAGGTTTATACATGTATTGTGGAATTATTACTTTATATTGTGGGTTATCAGACATCTTTTGTTGTTGGTCTGCTACATTATCTTGTATCTCTTTATTGCTGGTATCAGATTTAAATTCTGAGGAATAGATTACATTATAGTCGCTCATTTTTATTATATATATAGTTTACAATGTTCATAGTTTATAAATATTTCTTATAAACCCTTAAGTTCTTGTATTCTTTTGTTAGCCTTATCAATCCTTTCTAATAGTACATTTTTTTCTTCTATTAGCTTATTCATCTTATTTTGAAGCCTATTATATTTCTCTATGTCAATAACTGGTATTTTCACTTCGCTTGTAGGGTCAACTAGACCTTTTAATAATCCTTCACCGTATTCAGTTAAACACTCTTTGTCCTCCTGAAACAAAAACTGCATTGCTATAAATATCTTGTGACTATCAAGCAATATAATGTCCTTTTTCTTTTTCATTTTTTCTATGCTACTCCTCCGCTCATTCTAATAAATTCGTTTATCAATATTAAAGGTATTGGAAGGTCTGGATGAATACCGAACTCTTCTAGCTTACCATCAACCAAACCCCAACTAGTTAACTCACTAACAAGTCTATTCGCTAACTCTTTTTCTTGAATTGTCTTATATGGTATAATCCATTTCTTATACTCAAAGCTAACAGCTAACCTATTAATTGAATTAATCTTACTAATAGTTTTACTCTTACTCTTTAATTGTTTATCCTTTTGAGCATCTCTTGAACCCATCCAGAACATTCTATAAGGGATTTTTAGGTCTCTTACGTCCTCGACACTACCTTTAATACTATTCTCCTCTAATAACACCATATCGTGTCCATTTGCGTCAAACTTGTTCTTTATCTTTTCCCAGTGCTGTTTTAAGCTCAAACCTTTACCAAGCTCGCCATTAAGAAGAACAAGATTCTTAACACTACCGTTTTGATGATAATTGACACCAATATCGACAAATGCACTATTATCAGCACTAACTCTATCACTAAAAGCAAAGTCAACGCCTAGATATAGTTCGTCAAAGTCTAACTCATCAACAGATTTATCAACAAAACAACCTTCTACCCATTCCCTTTTAATAAGTGAACTAGCATTATCTATAGGGTTATTCATGAACTCTGACTCGAACGCAGCAGAGCCGTACTCTTTTCTGAATCCTTCTAGTTTTTCTTTAGTGAACCTTTCTGACCATAAAGGGACGCCATTTTCATCATAGGCTCTAAATATCTTTCCATTGTATTCATTGAGTCTATTCTTTAATAAACAATCATGATGAATAATAGTACCTACCATTTTAAATCTACCATTAATGTCAAGACTTGGCAAGATTACTTTAAATAGTTTGTTTCTGTCCTTATCCCTTAATACTGGGTTGGTTACTCTTTCATCAGAATCAATATCATCGCCAATGATTAAAGTAGGTCTCATGTTACCATACTTGAAACCTCTAAGGTTCTTCTCGAAACTTACTGCCTCAATCCTGATACCTGCAATATCTACACAATCTTCCCTATCACGTCCGTCATCGTCTCTAGTGTTCTTTGGTGATAAATTACCATACAACCACTTAAGGCGTCTATTGTTTTTAAACTCATACCTAAGAGGGTCAACGAACTGTACTGTCTTTGTATGGTTCTGTGAAATATAAACAATATACTTCTCTAAGTTGTTTACTACTAACCAAGAAATAAACACTACACCAATAGTAGTTGAGTTATGTGTTGGTATTAACCTTTTTCCTACTAAGTACAATCCATCTTCACTATCAACCTGTATACAATTACCGACTTCTCCATTAGGTTCATAACTAACCCTTGTTATGCCAAGCCTCTGCCTTTTAGGGATACGGGTTATTTTTTTTCTCTTAAGCCTTGTAGGTATATCTATTACTGGGTCAAAACATAATGTGTATACTGTCTTGTTTCCTAGTCCTGATGGTTGCTGTGATACAATGTATGGTCTTGAGCCCAAGGATAACGCTAACTCTTCGACATCTTTAATAAGTTTATAGTTCACATTAACAAACCTTACTCTGCCTCTACCTATATCAACATATCCATCAGAATCAATCAATCCAGCCATAAGCTCTAATCTCTGACTTAATGAAGACAACTTGTATGTATCAGGGATGTGTTTATTATTATATAAACCAAACGCTCTTAAAGTCTGCACAATGTTTTGATGTGAAAAATATGTAGTCAGAACACCAGTATCTTTGTGAACACATACAGTAGATACTTTGTAAGGTATAGAATCAATCATATTAAAATCTCTTTTATCATGAGTGATTGCACACTTAGACGATGAACCGTCGCCCAACCAAACGCCTAAAAAGTATGGGTCTAATGGTAATGCTTGTTCTGTTCCTTGTAGAGGCTCTCTTAATGGTAATTGAAACCTACTACGAACACTCTCACAATTTAACATGTCCTTAGTTTCTAGGGTTGTAAACTTCTTCTTGTTTCTATCGAAAACAGTCCATTCATGATACTTATGACACCTTATCTTCTCACCATCCCTAGTCTCAACAACATAGTCAGACGGTGTCTTACTGTTCTTAGCAATCACTTTTACAGGTTTTCCAGAAGGATGATACACATAATCTCCTACGTCTAAATCACCGTGCGATACCCAACCATTAGGAGTTAGTACAGGCGTACTGTCCGCAATCTGTTTAGCATGACCCCTTGGTGCTGCGACAGCATCATTACCTTCCCTAGTAAATATCTCATAAAACTGATTATGAAAGTCTTGAACATTACCTTGTATATGCTCAGGAAACACGAACTGTGAGAACGTGTCAATGTTTTTCTTATCAGAGAACCAGTATTTTAATAACTCCTTACACTTCTCTGGTTCTTTTGCAAGTTGTTGCATTGTTAAACCAACCTGCTCAATAGATACTTTAGGTACTTTTGTCATATTATTTTAATTTATTTAATTCTCCCAAGACTTCTTCCATAAGCTCATTGCTTCTTTTAGTCTTATCGATGTTAGCTATCAAGCCTTGTCTAGCCTCCCATACGTTAATTACTTTATCCATGTCCTTACTAAGCTTCTTTCCTATAGATTGTTTCTTTTTCAGCTCTGACACGAAATCGGATAAATGCTCTACACCTTGTGGCATACCTGACATTCTTTCAGTATTGTTCTTGATTACTTCGTTGTTATACTCAATAACTTCATTAAAATACTTTTTAGCTACATCCTTGTTCTCAAATACCCATTCGTTAAGAATGTTCTTATCAAACGGTCTCTCTTGTTCTGTCTCTTCTTTAGAGACTAGCATAACTACATTACAACTTTCTTTTGAGTCCTTTATTTCTTTAAATTCCATTTTTATTAAATTTTAATCTCTAATAACTTCTTAAAAAGCTTAGCATTGTTCTCTATCTCGAATATTTCCTTAAGATAAACTAAACGTTCTGTTTGCCTATCATCAAGTCTTACCCTTATACGAACTTCTGCCATAATATACTTTTTGTGTACATTCTTTATAAAGGTTTGCCAAAAACCCCTTGATATATATAAAAATGTGTCTTTTTTATACTTTCACAAACTTTCTTTTGACTGTAGTAGACTTAGGTTGTTCTACCTTGGTATCATAGTACAACATTTCAAGACTATTAAGCTTCTTGGAGTAACTAATGTTAAGCTCTGGATTATTTTTAAACTCTTCGTCAAGGTCTTCTACTGCTTCTAATTGGTCTGATAACCCGTTATGTTTACAGTATTGCTCAAACTCGTTAAGAATGAAATAATCGTCCTTATTACCAATACATATCCAATAAGAATAATCTTTGTCTAGTTCTAAGTCTTCACCTTCTAGGTATTTGTATACCTCATTTACTTTTAATTGCATTTAATATTACCTCCGATTCTGCTTGTAGGTCTATGTTAATGTTAGTATTAACTGTCTCTATCCTTTCTGCTGCCTTTTGTTTAATAAAGAACCTTTCAAGAAAGTCTGTCTTCTCTTTCAATAATTGTAAGATTAAACGCATTGTTCTCTCTTTATCAGCCCTT